AAATGCGTTTGCTGGGCGCGCAGGTAATGAACGAGGAAGCTCAAGCGATCGAGCGCAAGGCCAATGCCATGAAGTTGCAGGCACAGGCTGGCGAAGCGCAGGCTGCTCCCGAGATCAAGAAACTGGAGATTGGAACCAATGCTCGCGTCGAAATGGAGCGTATGGGAGCCTCTGCCGCGCAAAATCGCGAAGATTTAGCTACAAGAATTCGCATTGCAGGCGGAAAAGAGGCTACAATGACGAATATTGCCCAAATGGAGTCCATGACTTCTCGCAACGTCGCCGGCATGAACCGTATGGCCGGGTTGCAGAAATCGCTAATGGATCTACGAAGCAAAGCGGAAGACCGCAAGGCCGCTTCGGCCGAAAAGTCGAAGAAAGAAAGCGATAAAAGTTCGTCCAAGAAGACGTAAAGCGGAGTAGACAATGAGTAAGAGTAAACCAGTTGACGACGGGTTGGCGGCTGATGCTGCGCTCGCCGTAGAGCATACCCCCGAGAGAGAAGCAGAACAGCGCGCATGGTTTGGCGGCGATGTTGATGACATCGATGACTTCGACGCCACCGGCCTCGACGACGGTTCTGATCCAGATTTTGTAGCACCCGACCCCAAAGACGAGGACAAAGACGATGCAGAAGATGCTGACGCTGATGCTGAAGATGATTCCGCCGACGATGGGGAAGACTCCGAAGACGACGATGCAGATGATTCAGATGGAGACGAAGACTCTTCCGAAGAAGCCGACGATGCAGACGCCGATGCCGATAGTGATGATGCGGACGAAGATGATGAGCCTGCGCCAGTTGCGAAAGGTATACCCAAACACCGATTCGACGAAGTAAACGAACGTCGGAAATCCGCCGAGGAAGAGAACGCGCGACTGAAAGCGCAGATCGAAGCCGGCAAGCCACCCGAAGATGAAGCAGAACCGTACGACGTCCGTGCAAACGAGAAAGAGTACATGGATCTGCTGCTCGACGGTGACACAGAGTCGGCTCTTGCCAAGCGTGAAGAGATTGACGCTGCTAAGTACGCCTCGTGGAAGGCCGAGACACAGGTCGCGACGAAGACGGACATCAGTCAGGATGCGGAACAGCAAGAGCTCCTGCATATGTCGAAGGAAGCCGAGACAATGTTCGACGTCTTCAATCCGGATCACGAAGACTACAATCAGGGCATGCTCAACAAGGTCCTGACGTTCATGCGCGGATACGAGACTGAAATGTCACGCGCAGACGCTTTCGTAGCTGGCCTGGCCGATGTGGTTGAAATGTATGACTTGATGCCCGACGAGGACGACACACCGGCCGACGACGGGAAGCCGAAGCCAACCGGTAAGAAGAAAGTCGATCCGAAGAAAGCTGGGCTCAAGAAGAAGGCTCATGTGCCTGTAGCTGGCGAAGGGGCTGCATCAGCAGACTCGGGCGCAGTCGTACCGGACATCGAGACCATGACCGACGAAGAGATTGATGCACTGCCCGAGAAGACGCTCGCGCGACTTCGCGGAGATTTTGTGTAGGACAAAACCCCCTACACTTGTTGACAAGTGTAGGGGTATTGCCTCATAATCCACATTCGTCCTACGCTCCGGACGTAAAACCTGACAGCGGAGTCGACCTCCTTAAAAGCGAAACAAACGCCTCCCGGCGGTAAAGTAGGGAAAACCCGCACAATGATGTGCAACTTTTTTGTTTCGTTTTAATTTTTGGAGAGTCAATAATGACTGTAACAAACTTTAATGCACTGACATCAGAGCAGAAGACCGTATGGTCCCGACAGGTTTGGAAAGCGGCGCGTAACCTCGCGTTCACTACCAAGTTTACGGGCAAAGGTTCGAACTCTATGATCCAGCGCATCACGGAACTTACGAAGAGTGAGAAAGGAACTCGTGCAGTTCTGACCCTCGTCGCCGATCTTGAAGGCGATGGCGTGGGTGGCGATAACCAGTTGGAAGGCAACGAAGAAGAGATCAAGGCTTACGACCAAGTAATCCAGATTGATCAACTCAGAAATGCTAACCGGCACAAAGGTAAACTCGCCGATCAGAAATCTGTTGTGAACTTCCGTGAAAACTCTCGTGACGTTCTCGCTTACTGGCTGGCCGATCGAATTGATCAGCTTGCTTTCTTGACGCTTTCTGGTGTCTCTTATGCCAATACGAACCGTGGCGCAGCTCGTGCATCCAGCACGTTTGCCAACCTCGACTTCGCATCTGACGTAACTGCCCCGTCAACCAACCGTCACCGTCGATGGGATGCCACCTCGGGTCTTGTAGCCGGAAACACGGCTTCGGTTGCTGCAGCTGATACCCCTTCGTGGGCTATGTTGGTTGAGTTGAAGGCGTATGCCAAAGACAAGTATGTCCGAGGAATCAAAGGCCCGGGTGGACAAGAGTTCTACCACGTGTTTATGAATCCGCAGGGCATGGCTAAACTGCGGCAGGATCCTGACTACCTGGCTAACGTGCGAAACGCAGGCGTTCGAGGCGGCTCTAACGAGTTGTTCAAGGGCACCGACACGGTCATGGTTGATGGCCTCATGATTCACGAATACCGTCATGTCTACAACACTCAAGGCGCCACTTCGGGCGTTGACAAGTGGGGTTCTGGCAGCACGGTTGACGGACAGCGTACGCTGTTTGCTGGTGCGCAAGCACTCGGCATTGCAGACATCGGTGCTCCTGAGTGGGTCGAGAAGGGTTTCGACTACGATAACCAGCAGGGTATCTCGATTGGCAAGATGTTCGGTTTCTTGAAGCCGGTCTTCCGTTCACAAATTGACGCTAGCGATGAAGACTTCGGTGTAATCGTTTGCGACACAGCGATTTAAGGGAGATATGATATGACTATTTCAGTCCCAGATACTCGCCAATACCCGCTCGTGGCGTACGTTAACTTTGCATTCGACGACTTGGTTTCAGGCGTAGCATCGAAGCTCTTTGAGCTTCCGCTAGGCGCTGTTGTAACCGGTGGCCAGTACATCGTTGACACTGCATTTGACTCCGGCACGTCTGACGCTATCACCATTGGTGATACAGACGTAGACGAGTACCATGCAGACGCAGATGCTCAAGCTGTTGTTGTAGCGGCTCTTACCGTAACCGGTATTGAAGTCGTAGCAGCCAACACAGCCGTGAACATCATCTTGACGTCTGTCGGCACGGCTGCTACAGCCGGTGCTGGTCGAGTTATCGCGCAGTACGTTGTTCCTACTCGGTCCAACGAGAACTTCGAGTAACATCTGCTACCTGTAGGTCCGCCTACCGCCCCCCGGGAAACCGGGGGGTGTTTTTTAACGACAATAACTAGAGGAACAACATCATGGCTATGATGAAATCCCCGTTCGATCAAGTAGTATCTTCCCTTTTTGGCCACCGTATAGTTTTCGAAGCCGGCGTCCCCATCGACGTTCCTGGCCGAGTTGTGCCTGAATGCCTGAAGGTTGGCGTCCAGCACACAGAGGACCAACCAGCACCAGTGGTAGCCCCCGAGGAAAAGAGCGACAATGGTGATGATGCGGAAGCTGAATTCAAAGTTGCTCTCGACGGAGCAATAATGAAGATTCTAATCCGCGACGACCCGACCGACCTGAAGGCAGATTTAACGCCGAAGGTCACAAAGGTTGTGGCAGAAATGTCACCGGAGCTGCGACGCCCGAATGCAACGGAAGTGTCCGATGCATACCAGCGCTTGCAGGAGAACATTGATCTAGCGGAGTAAAGGTATGTCAGCCACGGTACAAGACGTAATCGACGAAGTTCGATTTACGATTCACGACACAAACGCTTCAACGTATCGTTGGACAGACGCTGAGCTGCTTGACTACATCAATGCGGCTGGACGTCAGATCGTGTCTCTTGTCCCCGAGGCCAACATCACCGACTCGATTGAAACGATCATTAACACGATCGCGAAACAAGCACTGCCGACAGGGGGCATTAAGTTCATCAAGGTGCTGAACAACGTCAGCGAAGCTGATGGCACCACGGTGGAAGGAGCTGTGCGTCAGGTAGAGAAAGACGCGCTCGACTCCTACGATCCAGATTGGGAATACGACACTACGATCAAGACGCTCGCGGCATCGTCCGACTTCTTCGATCACTTCTGTCACGACCCACGCGACAAGAAAGGGTACTACTTGTATCCGCCTGCGAGCTCCACAGCGTATGTGAAGCTCCAGTACTCAGCTGTACCGACTGCGTTGACTAGCGTCAGCGATACGATACCGCTGGACGACGAATACTTGGAGGCGTACTTCACGTATTCCACCTACCGTGCTCTCACGAAAGAATCGCGAGACACATTGCCAAGCGCTTACAGACAAGAGCTCTGGAACAACTTCCTGTCAGCACTCGGCCAGAAACTACAAGCCGACGCACGCGTCAGTCCTGAACAGAACTTGCCGCCGGAGGCTCCATAATGGCCACTGCTATTGAAACGATGATCCCCGAGCTCAGAGTAGAGCTCCCCGGCATCCCAGTCCCTATCTTGAACGCGGCAATATACAGAGTGATCCGCCAGTTCTTTTGGGAGTCGGAAGTGTGGAAGTACACCTACGACAACGGACTCGACTGGACGCTGAATCAGCTCGCGATCGAATCACCAGTTGCTGGTACTGACATACCAGCAAAGTGTACGGTCAAGCGTGTCGACACAGTTATGTACGACGCCGACGGTACAGATTGGGACGACGAGATCCCGTTCATGACTCGTGACGAACTCGACCGCGCAAACTCTGACTGGTACACCGAAACCGGTTCGTCACCGCGTGCGTGGTCGCATGGCAATGATGGGGCTGCGATTATCATCCCACAGGCTACTGCGACAGTAACGACTGCTTTACTAATCAGGGCTGTAATAGCACCTGTCTTTACCGCGATCAGCGACACACTGCCAGACTTCCTGTATTATGAGTTTGAAGAAACTATCAAGGCTGGCGTACTCGCTCAACTCATGAAGCAACCCGACAAAGATTGGTCCGATCCAGGAATGGCTCAATTCTATGGCCAAGCACACACGGCCGGGATGCTGAAAGCCAAATCGAGAGCCCAAGCTGACTTCGGTCAACCCAAGGACACGATGGCTTATGGCGGGATTTAGAATAGATCGATTCCGTGGTTTGCGACCACGGATCACTGCGAAGAAACTCCAACCCGGCGAAGCCGTTACCGCAGAAAATCTAAAGCTAGGCTCCGACGACTTGGAGCCAATACCTGAGAAGTCTACCGTACAGGCAGTCGGCAGCGGCCGTACCTCGCGCACAATCTATTTGTTCGACAATGAAGGCGCACCGATTTGGTTCGAGTGGGATGATTATGTAGACGTAGTTCGCGGCCCTGTAAAGGACGACTCGCTTGAGCGCACGTACTACACTGGTGACACCTTCGGAAATGGTTCTCCGAAGATGACCACGAACGCACTTGCTGATGGAGGGGGTGGGGGACCTTATCCCGAGGATTGGTTGTACATAGGTGTACCGGCGCCGGAGACTGCGCCAACGGTAACACCAACCGATCTTCCGGAAGACAAACCAGCTGGTGATCGACTCGCCGAGAAGATGCATACCGATACCCTGTTCATCGATAACGTAACGTGGACAGTCTACCCCGGCACCGGAACGCGCGACACAGTATGGAAGTACAACTCCGCTGCGCGCGGCGGCATCCAGTTTGATATCCAGCCGGGTACTTCTTTCCGTGTTGCGTCGATCGTCAGCAAGAACAAGGTAACCCTTGAGTCTGCTACTGAGCCGGGCATCACAATGCGTACGCGCAATAGCGACAAGACGTCGGTCAATGACTGGCAACCAATGGACAACAATGGTTCGACGCAGGAAGCTGACTTCCTCGGCTGGCGCATCCCGCCGGGTATGGAATGTCGGATCATCAATCACAACCTGAACCTCGGTGACGTGATCACTGTATCCGCGATGAATCACACCATCGAGTTTTGGGCCGCGCTTACGACCGAGTTCAACGAAGTGGACTGGGCCGTTGAGTCACAGCTGAATGATGGCGCGACTGCCTTCTATCAAGTGCAGGACGCTGAAGTCAGCGGCGAAACATACTCTGGCGAAGGTCACTGGATCATATCCGGATCGTTCTATTACGATGTCGATCGCTCCGCGTCTGACGCTAGTGAGCTCGAAGATCGCTCGTACGTTTACACATATGTAAATGAGTTCGGCGAAGAAGGTCCTCCGAGTCCTCCGTCGGATGCAACGCCTTTGTTGGACGGACAGTCAGTGCTTATCTCTGCATTGGATCTGCCGCCGACCATTGGTTATAACATCAACTTGATTCGCCTGTACCGCACCAACTCAACGGAAGCTGGTACTGAATACCAGCTCGTGTCTGAGTTCGATGTTGCACGCACAACGCGCGACGAAGTGCTCAGTAAGAATCTCGGTGAGGTTATCTCCACGACATCGTGGGATCCACCTGATCCTGAAATGAAGGGTATCGTCGCGTTGCCGAATGGTATGCTGGCCGGGTTCAACGGAAAGCAGCTGTACTTCTGCGAGCCTTACTTCCCGCACGCATGGCCGGCTGAATACGACCAAGCGGTGGAATACGAAATTGTCGGCCTGGCCGCATTCGGTAATTCTCTGGCCGTATTGACGAAAGGATGGCCGTCTATTTTCACCGGTTCGCACCCACGCAACATGAACGGGCGAGCTATCAAGATCAACCAAGCGTGCCTCTCGAAAG